ATGCGTGAGAGGTCTGTTGAGGCCGCGCTCGTGCGCGAGGTGAGAGCCCGCGGAGGGCTGTGCTGGAAGCTGGTCAGCCCCGGCACAGTCGGGGTGCCCGACCGCCTCGTGCTCCTGCCCGCCGGGCACGTCGGGCTGGTGGAGGTCAAGGCCCCGGGCGAGCGCCCCCGGGCCGTGCAGCGGGTGCGCATCGACCAGGTGCGTGCCCTTGGTACGCCCTGCCTGGTCCTGGACGACCCGGCCAAGGTGGGGGAGGTGTGCGATGCGATTCGCCGCGCATGACTACCAGCGCTACGCCATCGACTTCATCCTGGCCCACCCGCGCTGCGCCCTCTTCCTGGACATGGGTCTGGGCAAGACGGCGATCACCCTCACCGCGATCCACTCCCTGGTGCTCGACTCCTTCGACGTCTCACGCGTGCTCGTGATCGCGCCTCTGCGAGTCGCCCGCGACACCTGGAGCGACGAGGCGGCCAAGTGGGACGACCTGAACGGTCTGGAGGTCGCCTGCGCCGTCGGGTCTCCCGGCCAGCGCATCCGCGCTCTGGAGTCCGGGGCGCCGGTGACCACCATCGGCCGGGAGAACGTCGCCTGGCTCGTGCGCCACTACGCCGACGCCTGGCCCTTCGACATGGTGGTGCTCGATGAGTCCTCCTCGTTCAAGAACCACCAGTCCCAGCGCTTCAAGGCGCTCAAGTCCGTCCTGCCGCGCATCACGCGCATGGTGGCCCTGACCGGCACGCCCGCGGCCAACGGCCTGCTCGACCTGTGGGCCCAGTTCCGTCTCCTCGACGACGGCGAGAGGCTCGGCAAGTACATCACGCACTACCGCGACCGGTTCTTCGTCCCCGACAAGCGCAGCGGGGCCCAGGTCTTCTCCTGGCGGCTGCGCCCCGGCTCTGATGAGCAGATCCACCGCCTGATCAGTGACATCACCGTCTCGATGCGCTCGGTCGATCACCTGGACCTGCCGCCGGTGACGACGACCGACGTCGTCGTGGACCTGCCCGCCGCCGCGCGGGCGCACTACGAGGCGCTGCGCGAGCAGATGGTCTTAGGGCTGGACGGCGCCGTCGTCGACGCGGGCAACGCCGCTGGCCTGTCGAACAAGCTGCTGCAGATGGCGTCGGGGTGCGTCTACGACGACGGCGGGGCCGTGGTCGAGGTGCACCGGGCCAAGATCGACGCACTGGCCGACCTGATCGAAGCCGCCTCCGGCAGCCCGGTCATGGTCGCCTACTGGTACGCCTCGGACCTGGAGCGTCTGCTGCAGGCCGTCCCCGGCGCTGTGGAGCTGCGCAGCGCGGAGTCGATGCGCCAGTGGAACGCCGGCCGTATCCCCGTCGGCCTCATCCACCCGGCCTCGGCTGGCCACGGGCTCAACCTGCAGGCGGGCGGGCACCACCTCGTGTGGTTCACGGCCCCGTGGAGCCTGGAGCTCTACCAGCAGACGAATGCGCGCCTGGCCCGGCAGGGGCAGACCCATCCGGTGAGCATCCACCACCTGATCGCCGCCGGAACGATCGATGTCGACGTCCTGCGCGCGCTGGAGCGCAAGGACGTCACTCAGTCCGCCCTCGTCGACGCGGTGAGGGCTCAGCTCACGACATCCAGGGCCTTGAGGAGCGCAGCATGAAGATCACCCTCACCCTCGGCTTCGAGATCACGCGCGGAGGAGATGACGACGAGGAGCCGTTGCGGCCGGACCTGGACAGCTTCATTGAGCACGCCGACCACGACTCCACACCCCGCCCCCTCGGATTCCAGCCCAACCCTAAGGAGACCGCATGACCGACGCCGTTCAGATGCTCAAGGACCTCAACGCCTGGCTACCCGAGCTCGCCGCACTCGAACGCTCCTGCCCGGGCCCGCACTCGCCGCTCCCGGGCAGCCGGTCGACAGGCGCCGGCCGACTGCCCTTCGGCATCGTCATCGACGACCCCGACGAGCCCGCCGATGCGACGACGTCGGCGGGAGTCACCCGCTGGCTGTGGTTCTGGGCGCACGCGCTGCGCCAGCACCGGCACGAGCCCCGCGACGTCTTCGACTTCGTCTCACCGGAGACCTACATGGCCGCCAACGCGGAATGGGCCGAGCGCGAATGGCCCGAATGGCCCTCATTCGTCGACGAACTCAACCAGCACCACGCCCGCCTCGCCCGCCGCCTCGGCTACGCAGACGCACCCGCCGGCCACTGCTGGTGCGGCGCCGCGCTCTGGCGGCAAGCCGGGGACATCGGACTCACCGACTGGATGATCTGCGACGGGCCATCGGAGCACTGGTACGCCGACGCTGACGACTGGGCTAGGGCATGCCGCGACCGAGCAAGGGAGATCACCGAGGAAGGCCGCTACTGGGTGCGTCGGGCCGCGCTGGAGACCATCTGGCCGGGGCTCAAGCCCGACACGCTCAAGAAGTGGGCGGAGCGCGGACACGTCGACCGGCGGGGCCGCCTGTACGACCTGGCACAGGTCAACCTGCGAATGCGCCCGCTGCGCTCCGAATAGATGTACACTGTCCCCGAATCGGGCGTTGCGCGCGCCCGAAAACAGGAACCCCCGCCACCACCACGGTGCACGGGGGTTCCGCCGTACAGGCTCGATCGGAGAGGGGCTTGATCATGGCCTGGTCATCCCGACCGCGATCCAGGCGCGCCGCACAACTGCCCCGAGACTGGAGGCGCATCCGCGCCGCTGTCCTCGCACGCGACCACCACGCCTGCGTCATGTGCGGCCAGCCCGGCAGCCACGTCGACCACATCGAACGCGGCCAGAACCACGCCATGACCAACCTGCGCACCCTGTGCGAGCACTGCCACATGGTCCGCACCGGACGCGACGGTGGCACCGCGCCACGCCGCCCACGCCGGCACCACCGACCACCTGAACCCCATCCGGGCCGACTCACCTGAACCCTCGATATGCACCGCGCTGCATACACCAATGCATAAACCCGGGGGCTAACCCCTCCCCGGGCCGCTCCCTACCGCTCCGCGTTTAGGCGCACAGATTATCCCCGGGTTTTCAAGTCGATTTGAGCCCGCCAACTGCATAATATGCATCGATTTCCGCAGCACTGAGGAGGTGTCATGGGCACTCGCGGACCAGTACCACAGCGCAAGGAGGACCTGCGCGGACACCGCAGCAAGGACGAGCTAAACAAGTCCGTCACCCGAGCCCCTGGCGCCGACAAGGTGTCTGTCCCAAAGGCAGACCCAGAATGGCACCCGATTGCCCAGCGCCTGTGGGGAGCACTGAAGAAGTCCGGGCAGGCCCGCTTCTACGAGCCGTCCGACTGGGCCCTGGCCTACTCGCTGATGGAGGACCTCTCGCGCTACAAGAGCGGCGCGAAGCGGTCCGGCCAGATGCTGGCCGCGATCATGTCCGGCCTGTCCGACCTGCTGGTGACCGAGGGCGACCGGCGCCGGGTCGGTATCGAGCTTTCCCGCCCCGAGGCCGGGGAGCCGAGCGAGTCCGCGGGCGTGGTGGAGATGAACGAGTGGCGCAGGCGGCTGCAGGCCGGCTAGCGCCGCCGCGTGAGCGGACCGTCACCCTGCCTCAGGGAATCCCGAAGCTGACTCTGGGCTGGGGCGCGATCGCCTGGGTGACTGACAACCTGCGCCAGCCCAACGGCCCTCTGGCCGGGCAGCCCTTCCGCATGACGGAGGGACAGGTCCGCTTCACGCTGTGGTTCTACGCCCTCGACCCGGAGGGCCGCTGGCTGCACAACAGGGCCGTCCGTCGTCTTGCGAAGGGCTCGGGCAAGAGCCCGTTCGCGGGCGTGCTCTCGCTCGCGGAGCTGCTCGGCCCGGTTCGCTTGGACCACTTCGACCCGGACGCTCCGGGCGGGTGCGTGGGTAGGCCGGTGTCGATGCCGCTGGTGCAGATCGCCGCGACCAGCGAGAGGCAGACGGCTAACACCATGCGCATGGTGCGCGCCATGGCGTCCAAGCGCTCACCCCTGGCCAAGAAGTACGGCCTGCAGGTCGGTAAGACCTTCGTGGACGCGCCCGGAGGCGGCAAGCTTGAGCAGATCACCTCCTCCGAGGGCACTGCTGAGGGCGCTGAAGTGTCCTTCGTGGTCGGCGACGAGACTGAGCACTGGACCCCTGGGATGGGCGGACCGGGCCTGATGGAGACACTGACTCAGAACGCTGTCAAGACCGGCGCGAGGGTCATGGAGACCTCTAACGCCTGGGTGCCGGGGGCTGGGTCCGTGGCCGAGTCAACGTTCGAGGCCTGGTGCGCACAGCAGGAGGGGCTGACCCGTGCGACCCAGACGATCTTGTACGACGCCCGCGTGGCCCCTGCCATCACGGCGCTGACCGATGACCCGGACGAGGGCGAGATCAGCCTGAGCGAGGGACTGCGCTTCGTCTACGAGGACTGCCCGTGGGTGGACATCGAGCCGATCAAGCAAACGATCTGGGCGACCAACTACCCGACCTCACGCGCTAGGAGGTTCTTCCTGAACCAGCCAAACGCAGCAGAGAACGCCTGGACGAGCGTGCAGGAGTGGAGTCGCCTGTCCAACCCCGACCGCGACCTGGTTGACGGTGAGGAGGTCGTGCTGTTCTTCGACGGGTCCAAGTCCAACGACCACACGGCCCTCGTGGGCTGCTGCATGGACGACGGGCACGTCTTCACCCTGGGGGTATGGAAGCCGGAGAGGGCGACCGGCGTCGTCAACGCCGGCGCCGTCGACTCGGCCGTGCACGCGGCCTTCGACCGCTTCAAGGTGGCGGCCTTCTGGGCTGACGTGCGCGAGTGGGAGTCCTACGTCAAGGACTCCTGGCCGCGTGAGTTCGGCGACGACCTGCTGGTGTGGGCAGTACCCCGGGGCAAGGAGCCGGCACCGATCGCGTGGGACATGCGCTCCCACGTCTACCAGTTCGCCGAGGCCGCCGAGATGTGCCTGGCGGAGATCCAGGCCCGCTCGTTCACGCACGACGGGAACTGGGCGACCTCCGAGCACGTAGCCAACGCGCGTGTCAACGAGACCAGGGGACGCTTCTCCATCAAGAAGGAGAGCCCCAAGTCGTCCAAGAAGATCGACGCCGCAGTGTGCGTGATCGGCGCGCGCATGGTCTATCGCGCAGTCAAGGCCTCCCCAGAGTGGGAGGACCGCAGTACCAACGGAAGTGAGTGGGGGCTGTTCTAGATGTCCTTCGATTCCCTGCTCCAGCAGGCCCGCCAAACACCGCTGGGGTATGACAGGCGGGAGGCCTACTACGAGGGTGAGGTGCGTCTGGCCGCCCTGGGCGTCAACCTTCCCCCGGCTACCCGTGTACTGGAGATGGTTGCCCCCTTCCCCAAGATGGCGATTGACGTGCTCGTGGAGTCACTGACCCCGCAGGGCTTCCTGCTGGCTAGCGACTCCGACGGAGTGGCAGCGACCCTGCGGAGGTGGTGGCAGTCCAACGACCTGGACACCACCTGCCGTCTGGCGTTCACCGAGGCCCTGGTGCAGGGGCTCGCCTACTGGATCGTCGGCGACGGCACCGACTCCGTCCCACGCGTGACAGCCCACTCCGGCAAGGGGATGGCTGCAGCCTACGACCACATGGGGGCCCTGACCGAGGCAGTGCGAACCTGGAGGTCAGGTGGCAGCAGGTACGCCGCCCACTACCTCCCGGGGCTCACTCAGTGGCGGGTCGAGCGCGGCTCGCAGTGGGTCGTCATCGACGAGAGGGACACCGGCCTAGACCGCCCCACCGTCGTCCCCATGGTCAACCGTGCACGCCTGGGCGACACCGAGGGACGCTCTGAGATCACCGAGCTCATGATGATCTCGGACGCCGCCAGCCGCTCCCTGACCAACCTCCAGGTCGCTCAGGAGCTGCTGTCCATGCCGCTGCGCTACGTCTTCGGCAAGGGCCTGACGGAGGCGGTCGGCAACGACCCGGTCAAGCGTCTCAAGGCCTACTACAACGCCCTCATGACCGGCCCAGAAGGCTCGACAGCCGGGCAGCTCGCCGGCGCCGACCTGAGCCCGATCATCAACTCCTACAAGCTCTACGCCCAGCAGATCAGCGCGATCACCGGTATCCCGCCGACCATGCTCGGCATCTCCACCGACAACCCGGCCAGCGCCGAGGCGCTGAGGGTCGCCAAGGAACGGCTGATTACGCGCGCCGAGGTTAAGCAGGAGATGTTTGGCGACGCCCTGGAGGAGGTCGCCAGACTCATGCTCGGGCTCATGAAGCAGGGGCAGGCCGCCGACCTGTCCACCCTTGAGGTGCAGTGGCGCGACCCGGCTACCCCGTCCCAGTCCGCATACACGGCGGCCATGCTGCAGGCCCAGGCTCAGGGCGTGATCACCTCCGCCACCGCCCGGGACGCGCTGCGACTGACTCCCGAGCAGCAGGCCCGGGAGGACGCGGCCGCGCACGACCAGCAGTCGATGGTCGGCTGATCAACTACGTCACTCAGGAGGGCTGGTGTCCGTCTCCACCTTCCGGGCCGCACTGGACGCTATCGTTTGCCTGTTCCGCGCTGACGCCGCCAGGGCCGTCCAGGCGGTGTCATCCGTCAGCACAGCGGGCATGAGTGAGGCGGAGCGTGTCGCCGTCCTGGACGCTGCCGGACGCGCCTACCGCTCCTACCTGGCTGATGCCGTCACCATTGGGCGCCACAGGGCCTGGGCCGCGGCACTCCTCCACCTGGAGGACCAGGCTCGCACCCAGGCCGGAGCCTCCGCGTTCCTCCCGGCGGAGCCCCGCTACGACCCGTCCCTGGTGCGCGACGAGATCCGCGCCGCTGGCGGTCCTGTCATCGCGCCCACGACTCAGCAGAGGGCTACTACGGCCCTGATACGGCACGTGGAGATGGCGGCCCGCCAGACCGTCGTGGACTCGGTCGACACTGACCTCGGCCGTGAGAAGGATGACGAGGGTCAGGAGAACCTGACTCGCTCAGAGCACCGCTGGCTGGAGGCGCAGTCGCAGGCTGCAGCCGAGGAGGACGCGCAGGACAGTCAGGAGCAGGCTGCGCGCCTCGCTCAGGCCCGCCAGATCCTGGACGACGCCGGAATCACCTACGACCTGCCCACGGACCAGACGGGTAGGACGATACGCCGGCCCTTCGCATGGGCTCGGCTGCTGCGCCCGAGCGCCGACAGGCCCGCTTGTGGGTTCTGCATCGTCTGCGCTGCACGCGGCCCCGTCTACTCGTCGCTGGAAGCAGCGCTCACGAGGGACGGATCTAGCCTGGAGCGCTACCACGACAACTGCCGGTGCGTGGCCGTGCCTGTCTACAGCTCCCGCTCCTGGCCGGGCAAGGAGGACTGGGAGCGTCTGGCCGACAAGTACGACGAGGTCGCCGCCTGGAAGGTCACGGACGACACCGGCAGCAAGGTCGTCGAGCACCGCCTGTCAGGGGCTGAGATCCGCACAGCCCTGGATAGGTGGAGCCGAGGAGACCGCAGCGAGGAGAAGTCGTTTGTACGTGAGGCTCGCCGGATCGGCGCCCACCCGCGCCTGCCCGTCCGCCAGGACACCCCGATAGACACCGATGGCAACCCGGTGGAGGTCCTCCCGTCCCAGATTGGGGAGATCACCGTCGACACGCCAGGTGTCGACCACGTCGTCGAGACGCACGGGAAGGGGGCGCGGCGGCCAGGCAAGACCGAGTTCGAGACGTCCAACCCCGCCGCGATCGCCCAGGCCATCCACAACACGGTCCACGACCCGAAGGCGGTCTGGCGGCGCCGCGGCCTGCAGTACTCAGTAACGTCCGAGTCTTGCGGGTATCCGATCCGAGTTCTCACGTCCTACACCCCTGGACGGTTCGTATGGACCGGGTATCCTGTAAGGTCCGAAGTTTACCTAAGCAACCCGAAGAAGGAGGGGGACGGCAGTGACTGACGAAGATGCCCTAGCAGACGTTGTCTGGGCGTTCGCCCAGACAACGCTCCCTGATCAGTTCCCCGACAACGAGAGGTCTGGAGAAGCACCGGTAGACATTGCGCTAGCCCTTGGAGGGGCCGCGGACCACGACATCACGATTCCGGACTCCATAGTCGCGTCAGTGACCAAGTGCTTCGCCACCCGGGACGACTTTGACGCCCAGCAGGTTATGGCACAGCTCGCGAACGCCGTCCGAGTGACGGCCTAGACCCACACTTCTTGAAGGAGGCCCTGCCTGAAGCCAGGTGGAGCCTCCTTCACGTATCCACCACCTAGCCCCGTAGGCGAGACGTCTGCGGGGTTCTCTCATGCCCAGGAGGCACCCACCATGGCAGACGACGCCATCCAGACCACCGACGCTGACGTCAAGGAGGAGCCCAAGCCGACCCCGCCCTGGGGAAGCGACGAGGACTTCAACCCCGACAAGGCGTGGACGCTGATCCAGAACCTGCGCTCGGAGGCCGCCACCATGAAGGCTGCCTCGAAGGAGCTTCGCGAGAAGGTCGACGCCTTGACATCTGACCTCAAGGCAGCAGTCACAGGGCGCGACGAGGCGCTAGCCGCCTCCGCGCAGGCTGCTGAACTCCTGGCCAGGGAGACCGCCGGCCGCACCAAGGACAGGCTCCTGACTGCCGCAGGCCTGGACGCGTCCACCTACGCCCCCATGCTCACCGGCCAGGACGAGGAGGAATGGGGCGAGCAGGTCAAGAACCTGGTCGCCCTGCGCGACGAGCGTCGCACGCGCCTCAAGCCTGACCCGGCACAGTCCGCCACCACCCCAGCCGTCGACGACCGCACCGCCCAGGCGCACGCCATCTTCGGCTACTGACTCACCCCAGCCTTCAACCTGAGAGGACCCACTCATGGCCATCGGAACCAACGCAATGACCGTCGACTCCCTCGACAACCCTGCCGGCACCCTGCCCAAGGAGATCGTCGGAGAGATCTGGAAGGGCGTCCAGCACACCTCCGTCGTCCAGCGCGTGGCCGGAACCACCCTGGTCCCGATCACCGGCGGCATCACCTACATGCAGACCGGCGAGCTCGTCGCTGGCATTGTCGGCGAGGGCGAGGACAAGCCCATCACCTCCGGCAAGACCACCGCCAAGGCCTTCAAGCCGGTCAAGGCCGCCGCCATCGCCTACTGGTCCAAGGAGGCCCGCCAGGCCAACCCCGGCGGCTACCTCGACAACCTCGTCGAGGACCTGACCTCCGCCGTAGCTCGGGCGATCGACCTGGCCGTCATCCACGGCAAGGATGCTCGCACCGGCAACGCCATCGCAGGCGTGGAGTACCTGGCCCAGTCCACCAACGCGGTCGAGCTGGGCACCAACGCCAAGACCAAGGGCGGCCTGAACGCCGACCTCCTCGACGGCTACGACAAGCTCGCTGCGAAGGACTTCGACCTGACCGGGTTCATCGCTGACCCGCGGCTGCGCTCCAAGCTGCTGCGGGCGACCGACACCCAGGGCCGCCCCATCTACCAGGCCTCTGTCAGCCTGCGTGACGCCATGGACTCTGTCCTGGGACTGCCGATCGCGTACGGCCGTGGCGCGGTCGCTGGCAAGATCGGAGCGTCCACCGACACCGGGATCCGCGCCATCGGAGGTGACTTCTCGACCAACCTGCGTCTGGGGTTCGTCGAGAACATCACCTTCAAGCGCACCGACACCGCCACCATCGTCGACGGAGGTAAGACCGTCAACCTGTGGCAGCAGAACATGGAGGCGATCCTCGTTGAGGCCCAGTTCGGCTGGGTCCTGCGCGACAAGGACGCCTTCGTCCTGTACAAGGACGCCGTCGCCGACACCGAGGCCACTGCCGCCTGACACCCACGCGGGCGGGACCCCGGCTATCCGGGTCCCGCCCGCGTGCCCACCACGACCAGGAGGACGCTATGAGCACACTGTCCGCTCCTGCTGCCGCCGCTAAGGACGTCCAGGCGTCCCTCATGCGGAACCTGACCCCCGCGGAGTCGACGTATGTGGACACCCTGCTGACCCGCGTCCACAACCGCATCGGCGCCCGCCTACCTGACCTGATCGACAGGGCCGACCGGGACGAGACGGTCGGAGCCCTGCTCGTCGAGGTCGAGGCTGAGGCGGTCGCCAGGGTGTTCCGGGCTGACGGGGCCATCTACACCAGCGAGTCCGAGGGCGAGTACTCCTACCGGCTCAACGACGCTGTCGCCTCAGCGGCCCTGCGGGTCACTGACGACGAGTGGGCACGCCTCGGTTCGCCCCTGTCGTCGGTGACGGTAGAGACGGACGGCTACCTCGCCGCCAGGCTGGCCGGCATGGTCCCACCTGACCGCCAGTTCCAGGTCTCCTGGCCGGGTCGGGTCTACCCGTCGGAGCTGCTGTGAGCAGGCTCGTCGAGCGCGGCCCGCACACGGTCACCGTCACACCGGCCCGTGTCGTGGACGACGGGCTCGGTCGTGTCACCGAGGCCGGCGAGCCGGTCACGGTGGCCGGGGTGATGGTCCAGCCGTCCTCCACGTCGGCCTCAGACCTGGCCAGGAGCCAGGTCGGCTCCACCTCCTGGAGGGTCATCGGCGCCGGCTCCTGGCCTGGCGGCCCCTACTCGACCATCACGGTCGATGCCGGTCCGCCCGGCACCCAGGGAAGGGCTTTCGACCAGGTCGGCGAGGCCCTGCAGCGCTCCTCAGGAGCCCGCACCAGTCATTTCGCCGTCACCATGGTCTCCCACGGCGCCGAGGCGGCCTGATGGCCCAGGTACTCAAGCGAGCCGAGAAGCTGGCCGCCAAGGCCGCCAGTCGCCAGCCTGCTTTCGCTGCTGAGGTGGCCAGGGTCGAGGCGCTAGTGCGAGCCGAGGCCGCTAAGCACACCGACACCGGCGCCTTCGCCGCCTCCATCCACGTCGAGCATGGGCGGATCGACAGCCACATCGTCTCCGACGACCCACTGGCCTGGCACAAGGAGTTCGGCCACCTGGCTGTCGAGGAACGCACCCAGGCAGCCAAGTGGGTGCCCGGAATCTTCGCGTTCACCAACGCCGCGAGAAAGGCTGTCCGATGAGTCCGCCCTCAACGCTGCGCCCGCTGCCCCTGATGGTCGAGCACGTCCGCGCCCTCGACCTGGCCGAGGTCGAAACCAGCCTCGGAACTGACCTGCCAGGCCGCCTGCCACTGATCCTGGTCGACGTGTCCGCGCCCGGCGTGGTCACCAACGGCGCCCCCGAGTGGTCGGCGTCGTTCCGCGCCACCCTCACTGCCGTCGCCCACGAGCGCGGGCGAGCGCTTGACCTCGCCCACGACCTCCTTGACGGCCTGCTCGCCTCGTGGCGTGCCGGCCGCCGCACAGACCACGGGTGGGTCTCCCACCTGTCAGTGGTCGCCCTGCCCTACCCGTCGACCACTCCCGGCGCTGCCGGCCTGTGGTCCTTCAGCGTCGTTGTCGACGTCGTCGCCCGCCACTAGCCGCCACACCACCCGAGAGGACCTACCAATGGCTGCACCTACAGAGTCCGCCCCCACGATCGCCGGTATCGGCCACGTCTACGTAGCCGACCCTGACACCGCCCCGCCCGTGGGGTTCCTCGACTCCTTCAAGTTCGACACCGGCTCGGCACCGAAGGGCTTCACCTGGCTGGGGGACACCTCATCAGAGACCCTCCCAGAGTTCGAGTCCGACGGCGGGGACTCCACCTCCAAGCGCACCTGGGACCGCAAGGACCTACGCGTCACCCGTGAGGACAAGACGCACACCATGACTATCGCGTCCGTCGCCTCCTCCGCCACCGCCATCGAGACCGCCTTCCCAGGCTCCACCTGGAGCGAGCCAGACAAGGCGTGGGACATCGACCTGGACGGGTCTGTCGAGAAGGCCGTCCTGATGGTCATCGAGGACGGCACCCAGGTGTGCGCGCACCTGTTCCGCCGCGTCAGCCTCTCCGGGGCCCTGCCAACCCTGGACCTGGAGAACTTCTCCGAGATCTCCATTTCTGGCGCCATCATGACGCCCGCGTCCGGGGAGAAGAAGTACCGGTTCTATCCGCCGCGTGAGCGGACCGTCACCGGCGCGGCCGTCCGCAGCGCCAGCGAGTAGGACCCCACGACGCCCTCCCGCCCCGCCTGCTGCGAGGGGTGGCGGGACGGGAGGGCTGCCCCTCGCCCCCCACCCCTCGCAGACTAAGGAGCAGCCCCGATGGCTACCGACCGCAAGAACCCACCCAGGAAGCCCGCCGACCACAAGGACCCCCAGCCGCGTTTCAGCGACGTCGAGGGGCACGAGCTCCTCAAGCCCTTCAGCAAGGTCAGGGGGTCCGACCAGGCCCGCCTGGTCGCCCGCCTACAGGCCATGGGTGTCTTCGAGGATTCCGAGGACGTCGACCTAGACCTCAACCAGGCCGCCGACTTCATCGACTGGGTCGCCGAGCGCTTCGCCCCGGACGTCGAGGCGTTCGAGAGGTTCACTATGGGCCCCGGCGGCCTGGAGCGCGCCCTCAACCTCGTAGTCGCATACGCCGGTGAGCTGGGAAAAGACGCGCGATAGCAGCCTTCTTCGCCGAGCACGTCGAGGCGGTCGCCGACTTCTGGGCCCTGTACCGCCTCGACGTGTACCGCGACGAGGTGCCTGCTGACCTGATCCTGACCCTCCTACGCGAACGGCTTCCCTACGAGCCCTACTCCATGCACCGGGCACGCTGCCTGCTGGGCGGCGAGCAGTGGCTCGGATGGTCCGTGGACACCACCAAGCTCGCTGACATCGCCGACGCGACCCTGCTGGGCGTGAAGGCTGGCGCTGTCAACCCACGCGTCAGGCTCAAGCCCTCTGAGCGCTCCTCCCGGCCCAGCGCGCCGCCCCAGCGGCGCCCACGGTCCCTGATGGAGTCCTTCTCCTCCCTCCTGGAATGACAACTCAACAGATAGGTGGTGGCGCGCATGGCCGCTGGAAACGTCGGCAAGCTCTCCATCACCGTCTACCCGGACTCCAGGAAGTTCAAGGAGCAGCTCAAGAAGTCCCTGGAGCGGATCGAGAAGCAGGTCAAGGCCCGCATTGAGGTCATCCCCGTCCTGGACAGGTCCTCTATCGCTGACGTCCGCAAGGACCTCAGGGAGCGTCTGAAGGACGTCAAGACCACCGTCAAGGCCGACCTGTCGGCCTCGTCTCTCAAGGAGGTCAAGCACAAGCTTGACGATCTTGAGGGTGAGGCGACGGTCAACGCCGACCTGGACAAGGGGAAGGCTGCCGCCCAGCTCGCCTGGTTCGACCGCCCCCGCGTGGTGGAAATCAGGGCCAGGGTCTCGACCAGGTCCCTGGCCGCCGCCAAGGCCGCACTCATGGCGCTGTCGGGCGGCAACGTCATCAAGCGCCTGGGGTCGACGCTAAAGAACCTGGGCTCCGACTTCGACCTTGTCTCCGCCAAGGCCGCCATGATGGGCCCTGCGATCCTCAACCTCGCGTCGGTGGCCATGGTCGCGGTAGGAGGTATCGCCTCGCTCGGCAACGGCCTGGCAGCCACTCTCCCGGTCCTCCTAGCAGCCCCCGGCGTGCTGGGGGCGTTCGCGGCCGGAGGCGGCGTCCTGGTCGCAGCCCTGGCGGACACCAAGGACGTCCTGGAGGATCTCGGCCCCGCTTTCACCAGCCTGCAGGACTCGATCAGTGCAGCCTTCTGGGAGCAGGCAGCGGACCCCATCAGGGACCTGGCCAAGGCGGCCCTGCCAGCCCTCCAGGGGCAGCTCAACGACGTCGCCGCCCAGTTCGGTCTCATGGGGCGGGCCGTCGCCTCCGCCGTCAGTGACCACATCCCCGGCTTTCAGGGAACCCTCCAGCACCTGTCCCAGGCGGTCAACATCGCCGGGGACGGTGTAGGGGCGTTCGTGGACGGACTGCTCAGCCTGGGTGAGGTCGGAGCCTCATTCCTGCCCGCGATCGCCTCCAAGGCTAACGAGGTCGCATTCTCCTTCCAGGCGTGGGCTGAGAACGGCCTCGCCGACGGGTCGATCGCCCGATCCATCCGTGACGCGTGGAAGGCGGTCAAGACCCTCGGGGACCTGTTCGTGCAGGTTGGGGGGATCGTCTCGGCGGTCTTCACCGCTATCGGCAACTCTGGGCACGGAGCCCTGACGCCCGCCGTCGAGGCCCTGCGCCAGGTCAACCGGGCCCTGTCCATGCCAGACACCCAGGAGACCCTGACTAACACCTTCAAGGCTGCCCGAGAAGCCGTCTCCAGGCTCGGCCCCGGCCTGAGCCAGCTCTTGAGCGCATTCGGCGCCCTGGCGCCCGTCCTCCAGCAGATTCTGCCGCTGGCCGGGCAGATCGGGTCGGTCGCACTGGGGGGAATCGCCCAGGCGGCCCAGATGCTGATCGCGTCCGGAGGGCTGCAGGACTTCTTCCTGGGTGTCCGCTCCGCCGTCCAGGCCCTGGCTCCGACCATGCCGGCACTGGGCCGGGCGCTGGGTGCCGTGGCGTCCGTGGCGGGTGACCTGGTGGCGGCCCTGGGGCCTGTCATCGCACAGCTCGTGTCCTCCCTGGCACCGATCATCGTGGACCTGGCTGGGGCCCTCACGCCGATCATCTCCATGCTGGGTGACGCCCTGGTGCCGATCATCCAGTCGCTCGCACCCGTGATCGCCTCGGTCCTGTCCGTGCTCGCCCCGATCATCATCCAGCTGGTCGACGCCCTGCTGCCAGTGATCGTGCAGATCGTCGAGATCGCAGCCTCCGCCCTGGTGCCCCTGATCGAGGCGCTCGCCCCTATCCTGCAGCTGGTGACTGACGCTATCGTCGCGATCCTTCCAGCCCTGACCCCGGTCCTGGACCTGCTGGGGCAGCTGATCGAGGCCGTCCTGCCCAACATCATCGCGGGCTTCCAGATGATTCAGCCTGTCATCGAGACGGTCTTCGGCGTGATGGTCCAGGTCATCCAGGCCGCCCTGAGTGTCATCGCGGGCATCATCAACGTGGTCATGGGCCTGATCAGCGGAGACTGGTCGCAGGTGTGGGAGGGGATCAAGCAGGTCGCCTCCGGCGTGTGGGAGGGCATCAAGGCGGTGGTCCAGGGGGCCATCAGTGTCGTCCAGTCGGTCATCTCAGCCGGCGTCAACCTGGTGCGGACCACCTGGTCCAACGTGTGGAACTCGATGAAGTCTGTCGTCTCCGGCGCCTTGAGCAGCATCGGCTCCGCCGTGTCGGCTGGCGTCAACGCCATGATGTCGTTCATCCGCAACATCCCGTCCCAGATCCGGAATGTCTTCGCGGGGGCCGGGTCGTGGCTGACTAGTGCTGGCCACCAGATCATCGACGGCCTGATCGGCGGCATCAAGTCCGCCTTCGACCGGGTCAAGTCGACCCTGTCGTCCCTGACCAGCCTCCTACCTGACTGGAAGGGGCCCGCACCGGTCGACAAGGTCATCCTCAAGCCTGCCGGCCGTCTGATTATCGGTGGCCTGGTCGACGGCATGGAGTCCCAGTACTCCAAGGTCGAGCGCTCCCTGGGAGGTCTGACCAACCGCCTGCCTGACGGCCTGGACCTGGACTCCGGTCGCGTGGCTCGCCCCGCGGCGGCGATGACCAACCACTTCGAGATCGTCAACCACGACCCCCAGGTGGCCGGCCGCTGGGTCGCCCAGGAGATTCGCGGCCTGATGGGAGTGAGCCGATGAGCGTCGTACAGCGAGTGACCATCATCGCCGAGGACTCCAGGACCATCACCCTGGACTCCTCACAGGCGACTGACGGGTGGGCCCTGGCCGAGCCCGGTGGCGGCAACATGGACGGCTGGTGGACTCCTCCGGCCCCACGCGCCGAGGCCAAAGTGCGACCGCAGGCCGACGGCTCCTACGCCCCAGCCTCCCTCCTGGTTGGCGCGCGAGTCCTGACCATCGTGGCGCACCACGCCGCCGCCAGCGAGACCGACGAGCTCCAGGCCCGCAGCCTGGTGTCCGCCATCAGCCGTCAGTGGGTGCGGATCGTCGTCGAGGAAGTTGGACGCACTAGTCACGTCCGAGGGTTCCTGTCAGCCCAGGCCAAGGCGTCCCACTGGGATGACGACGGCTCGACCTGGTCCCTGATCTTCACCATCCCCGACCCGCTGATTTACGGGGGGCCTGGGGATGACGGGGATTTGTCGTCGTGGGAGTCGAGTGAGGGCGTGCGGTCCTTCAGCCCCGATGGCGGTCTGCTGTTCCCGCTGTTTGATCAGTCTCCGACTATGGAGGCGACCACGGGACCTGACCCGGTGATGGTCTTCACGGGGGCCAGGTCGTCGTCCCTGATCCTCACCAATACCGGGACGGCTGCGTCCTGGCCGGTCCTGGAGGTGGATGGCCCGGTAGGGCGGGCCTCATGGTCTATGGGGGATCAGGTGGTGGAGTGGGGTTCTCCTGTACCTGCGGGGGTGACGCTTCGCATCAGTACCTATGACGGTGCGGTGAGCATCGGCGGGGTCCGGTCGCGGCGGTCCGGGCTGGTGCGTGACAACTTCTTTCGTGTCCCGCCTGGTCAATCGGCGGTTGCGGTCGACAGCGACGTCCCAGCGCGAATGAGAGTGAGGTGGCTGTCAGCATGGACGTGATCGGAGTGTACGAGACGGTCACCGGCGCCCGCGTGGACACTGTGCCTGCATCCTCGTGGTCCTGGCGCCGTCAGGTCTCTGGGGCAGGGGCGCTGAGCGTGTCGGTGCCGATGAGCCGGGATACGCAGGGCATGGGGCTGCGTCAGCTGCTGGCGCCGTGGCGCACCACCCTGGCGGTGGTCGACACGTCCAGCAGGCGCGTGGTAGCAGCCGGCGTCGTGTACGCCCGCAGGTGGGACGCCGACAGTGGGGTGCTTGACGTGTCCTGCGCAGACCTGTGGGACGCGCTGACCATGAGACTGGCTCTCAGCTCGTCACTAGACGGCTTTACGGACGGTGCGCTGGAAAGCGCAGGCGGGAGGCTGCCTGGGGCATGGACCATGACCCTGAGCGGGTCACTGGCGGATATTGCCCGCGGCCTGGTCGCTCAGACGCTGAGGTCCGGTCCGCTGCCGGTCGTCCTGCCTGCGGTGACTGGGGGTACCCATGAGCGCACCTACCTGGGCGCTGATTTCGCGACCGTAGCGTCCCGGCTGAGTGAGCTCACCCAGGTGATCGACGGTCCGGAGATTATCTTCGACCCGCGCCTGGCTGGTGAGGGCACGTCCCTGTCCTGGCACATGCTCACCGGCACCCCGGAGCTGGTCAGCACCACCCATTCCTGGGACGCCCGCCGCAGGGCGGTCCCACTGATCGACCTGTCTGTGGAGGAGGACGCCTCCGACATGGTAGGTGACTCGTGGGCGCGCGGCGGGTCCCAGGAGGATCAGACGCTGATCGCCCACCACCACGACCGGTGGCTGGAGGAGCAGGGCTGGCCGCTGCTGCAGGCGGCAGACACCTCCCACTCCACCGTCTCTGACCTGGCCACGCTGCGGTCGTGGGCGCGTACCCCCACCGTCATGCGAGCCAGGTCCACCGAAGTGGTGTCGCTCAAGGTGAGGCGTGTGGACGAGGCGGGGTACCCGCTGGGCGACGCCGTCCTGCCCGGCGACCACGTCAGGCTCCGACATGACGACCCCTACCTCGGGTCCGGCACGATCGGCCTCAAGGTCCTGGAGACGTCCGGGGGCGAGGGCGAGTGGGTCACCTGCTCGTGCCGCGAGGCCATCACCGAGGCGGTGGGATGATGTCGCACACGTATAGACCGATACGCACAGTGGCTAGTGCAGTGCCAGACAGGCTCAAGACACTGTCCGACAGGGTGGACAACCTGTCAGCCATGACGTCCGGCCAAGTCCACGGCACCCTGGCGGAGCTAGGACGAGCATCAGCATCATGCCCGACGCTACTGACCCTGCACCGTGAGAGCACGGGCTGGGCCCCCGGAGGCGATCTTGGGGCTGTCGCAGCGTCCGCCACGATCCAGGCGCCCAGAGGCAAGACGACCTGCCACATCATGGCCGGCATCACCGGCCTGGCCCCAGCAGACAGCCAGCAGGACGCCCCTCCTCCGACCGTGCGGGTCCGAGTCAACGGGGAGATCTCCCCGCCTCTGGCCTGCGTCCCTGCAGGAGCCGGCGGCTGGCACCTGCTAGGTACCCACACCGCAGTGATGGACGTGTCTCGTGCCGCAGCCGTGACTGTAGAGGTCCTGGTTTACGGCCAGGGCCCGTCCACAGGCACACGCATGAGCCTAGACGCGCTCATCGTCCTCATGCCGTGACATATCAAGCCCTAAGATTGGAGTGGCGCAATGCAACCGTCAGCAAGCCGAGGGATCGTCGCAGGGTGGGATGAGGCCTCAGGCAGGCCTAAGGGGGTGGTCTCCGCAGCCGACCTGCGTGCAGCCCTGTCCATGATCGCTGACCGCCCCGGCATCGCCTACCAGGACAGAGCAGCCGACATCACCCTGTCTGCCACCTCCATGGCGATCTCCTGGACCGCTTTCAACGCTGTCATCCCCTCCCACGGCGGCGGCTGGTACACCCCGCGTGTGGCCGACGGGACACAGACGCTAGCGATAGGCGACCAGACCCACCCACGCATCGACATCATCTGGGTACGTCAGCTGGACTATGAATCCGACGCCTCCCACCCCGACAGCCAGGTGGAGGTCGGAGTCACCCGAGGCACCCCCTCGGCCACGCCCGCACCACCCGCCCCTCCCGCAGGGGCGCTAGTGGCCTTCACCGTCACGGTCCCGCGCGGGGCCACACGCGGGGTGGACATCGGCGCGTCGGGCGTGGTGCGCGCACCGTGGTCCTACCCTCCCGCGCCACCCGCCCCGGAGGTGCCGGTCAGCCGGGATGTCACGCACCTGCTCACGCAGGTCGACACTGCCGGCTGGGTCAAACCAGGGGACTGGAGAGCGCACCAGGTCGGCAAGGTCATCACCATCAACATCGTCCTGCGCGGCCCCTGGCAGGGGACGTCAGGATGGGAGGAGAAGAAGCTACTCTCCATCGACCCCTCTATCCGCCCCTACTACCCCGATCAGAGCCACGGCGTGATGTGCCAGGTCCCCACCTCCAGCGGGCAGGCGTGCTACCTCATCGCCAACGCTGACGTGCGCCTGGGGGTCCGCGGCGCCACCTCCTGGGGCGTCAACCCGGTGTCCATGTCCTGGGTCGTCAAGTAGGCCCACCGACGGAAAGAGGAGACCACTGTGGCACAGGTGACCATCCTGCAGCTGAACATCTGGATGTCCGGAACAAAGGTGCCAGACGGGATAGCCAGATGCGCCGACATCGTCCGCACCACCCATGCCGACGTCGTCATCACCAGCGAGTCCACGCCCCAGGCGGTTGAGGAGCTGCGCCACCTCCTAGGAGACGGCTGGTACGCCGCCAGTGACCCAGCACGTAACGGTGTTCTCGCTAGATGGCCGGTCGCCAAGGTGGGGCGCAGCGACGACTATCTGGCGACACACGTCGCCCACCCTGGACGCACGCTCGCGGTCTACTCCATGCACCTGGAGTACGAGTACTACACGCCCTTCCTGTACAGGGGGTACGGGGGCTCCACCCGCTACCTGCCCTCCGGCAGATGGGGGTGGGGGCCTATGCCATCCCCAGTCCTGGACGAGGATGACCTCAAGCGCGTCAACGTCGAGTCAAGGCGACCGGCAGTAGGCGCGACCGTGGCAGCCATGATGCGAGCCGACACCACCGCGGGACGCGCCCCTGTCGCGGGGGGAGACTTCAACGAGCCCTCCCACCTGGACTACACCATCGACGCGATGTACGCCTTCGACCACATGGGCGTGACCCGCGTGTGGGAGACGACCAAGGCCTTCGCGGACAAGGGCCTCGCCGACACCTTCCGACAGGCCCATCCTGACCCGCTCACACACCCGGGTGTCACCTGGCCGGTAGCAGTGCCCGGACACGACCCAGGTGCCCTGTCATGGGCGCCGCTGGCCGACGTGCGCGACCGCATCGACTTCATCTTCCACGACCCAGCTGCCACCACCCTGCTGTCAGCACAACTGGTCGGCCCGTCGCAGTCGGTGTGCCGCACAGCGCGCGTGGACGAGACAGACAGCCCTGACTACCTCACCCTGCCCACCCCCTGGCCCACCGACCACAGAGGCAACCTGGTGCGCCTAAGCGTCTAAGGAGACACGATGTCCATCATCGACCAGGCCCCAGCCCCTGAGCCGGCACCCTCCGCGCCGGCCTGGCAGGCAGGCGTGCACTACGAGGCCGGCGACCTGGTGACCTACGACGGCCAGGTGTACCGGGTCGTGCAGGAGCACACCTCCCAGGCCGACTGGCGGCCCGACGGCGTGCCAGCCCTGTACACCCCAGCCCACTGACCTACACGAAACACCGAGCCCCACCGCCGTCACGGCGTGGGGCTCTTGTCATGCCCATCGAGGAGGAGCACATGACACAGATCGCCCCAAACTCTGCCGTGACAGACGTCCGGCAGAGCCCGAACTACTCGCCAGGCCGCCCGGCTGGCGCGCCTAACCAGATCGTGATCCACCACTGGGGTGTGGACGGGCAGACCCACCAGGGCGTGGTCGGCTACCTGTGTAGTCGCTCCAACCACGGTGCCAGCGCGCACTATGTCGCGTCCGCTGGCCGCGTCACGCAGCTGGTGTCGGACCGTGACCGGGCCTGGCACGCCGGACCGTCCGGGAACCCGCGCGGCATCGGCATTGAGTGCCGTCCGGAGATGTCGGACGGCGACTTTGAGACGGTGGCGGGGCTGGTGGCCGCGATCCGCTCCGAGCACGGGGACCTGCCTCTGCGCGGGCACCGTGACCACATGTCCACCGCGTGCCCCGGCCGCTGGTACGCCAGGCTGCGGGACCTGGACGCCAGAGCCCGCCAGATCGCCGGCGGTGCAGCACCCGCCGCCCCGGCGCCGGCCCCTGCTGCCTCTGGTGGGCTGGCGGTGGACGGCGTGATCGGGTGGGCGTCCATCCGCGCCCTGCAGGCGGCTCTGGGCACGCCCGTCGACGGGGAGGTCTGGGGCCAGTGGGCGCCCAACCGGGTCTACGTCCCGGCTGCTGGCGGCGGCTGGGTGTGGGACCGCAGCGGCAGCGGCTCCGCCGTCATCCGCGCCCTGCAGGCGGCTCTGGGCGTGGGTGTGGACGGGCTCATCGGCCCGGACACGGTCCGCGCCTGGCAGGCCAGGCTCGGGGTCGCGGTGGACGGCTACCTGGGTGCTGTCACCGCGCGCGCGATCCAGACCGCCCTCAACGCAGGGAGGTTCTGAGCCATGGCGAAGCACGTACTGCCTGAGACCTACACGCGTCACACCTGGTGGCTGGGCGTGGCTGAGCGCGCCCTCAAGACCGCCGCGCAGACCGCCCTAGCCAGTATCGGGACGGCGACCCTCCTGGGGGACGTGCCCTGGCCGGCTGTGGCCTCCACGGTCGCCCTGGCCGTCATCGCCTCCGTCCTGACCTCGATCGCTGACCCTGCCCGGGCTGACACCGCGATCGCCACCGGTGATGGGAGTGGTGCCCTGTGATGCCGCCCCCGATCGCTGATGCCCTGGAGACCCTGTCCAGCCTCGGGGGCCTTGCTGGCCTGGCGGCGCTGATCAGTGCCGTGGTCACCCTGCGCAAGCGCGACAGCCGGGATGACGGCCTGGCACGCGACGTCACCGCCGTGCGCGCTCAGGTCGAGCACAACCATGGCTCATCGATGAAGGACCAGCTCACGCGGATCGAGTCGACACAGGCGATCATCCTGCGCGAGCAGGCAGACCACAGTCAGTCCATGGCCGCGCTGCGCCGTGAACTGGCCGACGCCCGCCACGACCACGACCAGCGCCTGCACGACCACGAGGTGCAGATGCGCGAGCAGGACCAGCGCCTGCACGCCGTCGAGGCCGAGCGGGCATAGCCCCGCGCCTCGGGCCTCCACCACCGAAACCGCCCCCGCTAGCCGCATGGCTGGTGGGGGCGGTTTCGTCGTCGTCGTGTGCAGGCTGTT